GTGGCCTCGCTACAATGTTCAAGAAAAAATAATGTTTGAATCATACTTAGATAAAAAAATAAACGCGGCACGTGGATTACTGCCAAAGAAAAAACCACAACAAGCCGTGGAAGAATTTAAAGAAGAACGTCTTAGAGAAAACGTAGACTACTTAAACTCAAGAGGTATCCTTGAACAGGGGACCGTGGATTACATTCAAAAAGATATTCTTAAAGACAGAGCTCCAACAAGTTTTGCTTATGGTGGTTTGACAACACCTAAACGTGGCTTGGTTGATGGACCAGGAAGTTATAGTGCTGACGATCGATACGTTCTTTCTGACGATTTAAAAAAATTAATAAAAGAAAAAATAAAATTAAAACCAGGACAAAAATGGAATTTTTATAATCCTGACACAGGTAAAGGGCACACTTTTGGAGTTCCAAAAGGAACTCCTTTCTATGACAAAGCTCGTTATTACGGTGGTAAACAAGCAAAAGATTTAGCTAGAAAAAAAGAAGAACTAGCAAAAATGTCTCCTAAAGAAAGAGCAGAATATAATAGAATAAAAGCAGAAAAGACTAAAAAATTTCTTGAAGAAAATCCAGAAAAAGCAGAGGCTCGTAAAATTCAACAACAAGAATACAGAGCAAAACCTGAAATTAAAAAAAGATATGCTTTAACAAGAGCGGCGTATGAAGCTACTCCTAAAAGAAAAGAAATGAAAAAAACATACATAACTAATCGTCTTGCTAAAATAGGACTTTGGCCACCTGGTAATAACTTTAAAGAAAATGTTTGGCGTGACTTATATAGGTCATCTCAAGTTCAAAATCCAAGATGGGTTGTAGCTAATGAAAAAGGAAAACCTTTAGCCGTAGATCAATATCCTAAAAGAGAGGGAAAAACTTTTTGGGGAGAAGGTAAATATAAACAAGTTAGATTTTTAGATACGAAAACAGGCCAAGTAATTAAATTAGATGATAGTATTAAAGGTAAAGGGATCTCAATGGAGAAATATTTAAATTCTAATTTTGGTAAAGGAACTTATGATAATGCTTTAAATAGTTACCGGTCAAAAGATGCAATGAAAAATTATGAAATAGAGATAGGCGGTAAAAAACAAAAGTTAGGAACTGCATTAAGAAATAGAATAATTGCACCTGACAAAATTGATCAGTTGTTTGGATCTAGTGTTTTTCATGTTTCTCACGATGAAGGAGTAGGTAAAAATTGGTGGAAATCTAGAGTTACAACTGGAGATGCAAACTTTAAATTAAAGGATCTTGATAGAGCTTTACAAAGAGATTTAAAAATAGCTAAAACTGAACTAGAAAAAAATAAAGCAATTAAAGCATATGAAAAGAAAGTTAGAAAATTACCTGGTGGTATAATTAGTACCCTTGAACAAGGTACTTTTGGAATAGAACCAACTGAAAAAAGTGTAATTGAAGCTCTTTCTAAAAAAGCAAGGATTAGAGGTAGCAAAGGATATAAAGATTTATTAAACAAAACTGAAATGTTTGAAAAGGCAATGAATAAAAGAGGGGCAAAAGTAAAAGCCCAAACAGTATCAAAATTAGCTAAAGATATGAATGTAAATATTTGTTCTACACAAATCGTTAAAAAATCAGGAGGAGGAAGAATTGGTTTTAAAGGAAAAATATGTGGAGAAGAATTTGCTAAAAAACAACCAGAACAATTTTTAGCACAAGTAGAAAACAGTCCTCTTCAAGAAAAACTTGTTAAATTAAAAAATAATAATCCAGCTAGATTTAAAGCTCTTATGAAAAATACAGGTAAGGTTGCTAAAGTGCTAGGACGTTCCACTTTTGGTCCTTTGGGTTTAGTAGGAGGTGAAGCAATAGCTTATGGACTAACTGATTGGGCTGGAGGTAAAATGGGACTGTCTTCAGAAACTTCTTCCGATGTAGCTGCTTGGTGGAATAATAAGGATAGTGCTAGAGAAGATATTTATAAGGCTATGGAGAAATTAGGATATACTGATGGAGAACAGGCAGCAGTAAATAAATTTTTAGACGCAACTAATTCTCAAGCATTATACGAAAGAGCCAAAGTAGCCGGAGAAAGTGATTTAGCACAAAACTATGAACCGATAACTGGTATATCTCAGGAAAAGATGCGAGAAATAATAGAGTTTAGAATAGCTCAAGCAAAACAAAAATACGACAACGATGTTGAGAGTATGTTTAATAATATGTTTATAGGAACTGGTATAAATCCTAATGAGGCTACCGAAGAACAGTTTGATAAACAAATTGATATTACATCTGAGCAAGCAATGGGTGGTCTAAGACAAGCCACAAGAACAGCTATGCAAGATGTAGATCCAAAAAGATATGAAGCTATGACTACACAGGTAAATCCTTATGCTGGACCTATTTGGAATTTATTTACAGGCAATAAAGCAATAAGAAGCATATTCGGTAATGAAAGAGCTCAAAATCTTGGTATGGCGGAAATATATAAAAAAATGGGCCAATTTGACAAGGCTAATGAAATTATTCGAATAGAAAATGAGAAAATTAATTTTCCAATGTCACAAGCAACGTGGCATGATCAAACTTTTAAAGTTCCTATGCAAGCTATGCAGGGATGGCTAGATAATACAGTGGGTGGTTTTGGAACAGATACTTCTACTGCTTATGGAACATATATGCCTCAAATGATGGCAGGCGGTGGAATAGCTAGTATTAGAAGACCAAATGCAATACCCCCTGAAAAAGGACCTTTACCTCAGGGCTTGGAAAATCTTCGATATTATGTTACATAGTCAAGGGGAGAAATAATGGCAGATATAGATAAATCATTACCTAATCAACCGGAATTAACTGTTGAGGACTTAAAAGAAGTTGAAGTCGAAGCTGGAGCTCCAGCTGCGCCACAAAAAGATATTGAAGTTACAGAAACTTTAGATGGTGGAGCAGAAATTTCTTTTGATCCAAATGCTATTATTCCACAAGCGTCAAATACACATTTTCAAAATTTAGCAGAGCTTTTAGATAACTCAATTTTAGATCCAATTGGTGCACAATTAATTAGTGATTATTTAGACTATAAACAATCTAGAAAAGAGTGGGAAAATACTTATAGAAATGGATTAGATCTTTTAGGATTTAAATACACTCCAAGAACAGAACCTTTTAAAGGTGCTGCAGGTGTTACTCACCCAGTTCTTGCAGAAGCTGTTACACAATTTCAAGCTCAAGCATACAAAGAATTATTACCAGCTGATGGTCCAGTTAGAACACAAATTTTAGGATTACAAACACCACAAAAACAAGAACAATCCCTTCGAGTAAAAGATTTTATGAATTACCAAATCATGGACCAGATGAAGGAATATGAACCGGAGTTTGACCAAATGCTATTTTACCTCCCTCTAAGCGGGTCAACTTTTAAGAAAGTCTACTATGATGATCTTTTGGGTAGGGCGGTATCGAAATTCATACCTGCCGACGATTTGGTAGTACCCTACTCAGCAACTAGCCTAGATGATGCAGAAGCAGTAATGCATATTATCAAAATGGGAAAAAATGATTTGAGAAAACAACAGGTTTCAGGTTTTTATAAAGATATAGATCTAACACCTCCTCAAATGCAAAATGATGAAATAACTAAAAAAGAACAAGAGTTAGAAGGAATTAAACAACTAAAACAAGATGATATTTATACTTTAATTGAGTGTCATGTTAATTTAGATCTAGAAGGTTTCGAAGATATGAAAGATGGTGAAACTACAGGAATTAAACTTCCTTATGTTGTTACTATTGATGAAAGTTCTAGAAAAGTTTTAGCCATTAGAAGAAATTACAAAGAAAACGACGTAAGAAAAAGAAAAATTAATTACTTTGTGCAATTTAAATTTTTACCTGGCACAGGTTTTTATGGTTTTGGTCTTATCCACATGATAGGTGGACTGTCAAGAACAGCGACCACAGCTTTAAGACAGCTCTTAGATGCAGGAACGCTATCTAATCTGCCAGCTGGTTTTAAATCAAGAGGGATAAGAGTAAGAGATGATGCACAACCATTACAACCTGGAGAATTTAGAGATGTAGATGCACCGGGAGGAAACATAAAAGATTCTTTTATGACTCTTCCTTACAAAGAGCCTTCAGTTGTTTTATTACAATTATTAGGTACAGTTGTAGGAGCAGGTCAACGTTTCGCGGCAATTGCAGATATGCAAGTGGGCGACGGTAATCAAAGAGCTGCAGTAGGTACAACAGTTGCATTACTTGAAAGAGGAAGCAGAACAATGTCTGCTATTCACAAAAGATTATATGTAGGTTTAAAACAAGAATTTAAATTACTAGCTGATGTGTTCAAAACTTATTTACCACCTGAATATCCTTATGATGTTGCTGGTGGAGCAAAAACAGTTAAGGTACAAGATTTTGATGACAGAGTAGATATTTTACCGGTCGCAGACCCTAATATTTTCTCTCAAACGCAAAGAATATCGATGGCTCAGACACAGTTGCAGTTGGCTACCTCAAATCCAACAATGCACAATATGTATCAGGCGTATCGCTCAATGTATGAAGCCATCGGTGTGAAAAATATTAATGGAATTTTACCACCACCAGTACAACCACAACCAATTGACCCAAGTATGGAACATATTATGGCAATGGGGATGAAACCTTTCCAAGCCTTTCCTGGTCAAGACCATCAAGCTCACATAGATGCTCACTTAGCATTTATGGGTTTAAATATGGTTAGAAATAATCCATCAATGATGGCTGCAATTCAAAAGAATATACTTGAGCACATAACTTTGATGGCTTCAGAACAAGTTCAAATGGAATTTGCAGCTGAATTAATGCAAATTCAACAAATGACTATGATGGCAGCACAGAACCCACAAATCTTACAACAGATTAACGCTATTAATCAAAAGATTGAAGCAAGAAAAGCTGTTTTAGTGGCTGAATTAACTGCTGATTATACTGTGGAAGAAAATAGAATTACCTCTCAACTTGATGGAGACCCTCTATTGAAATTAAAAGCAAGAGAAGTTGACTTAAGAGCTATGGAAAATGAGAGAAAAAGTGCATATGATAAGGCACGTGTGGATATAGATACATCTAAATTAATGATGAATCAGGATATTCATGATGATAAACTTGACCAAAATGAAGAATTAGCGGAATTAAGAGCCGATACTTCACTTGAAAAGCAAGAAATGGCTAATGAATCAAGAGAAAAATTAGCTAGAATGAAACCAAAAGGGTCGCAAAATAGATAATTTTGTGGTACTAATTAATAGGAGCAAATATGAAAAATAAAGATGGCAAAGTGGTAATAAAGCACTCCCAGTTTTTAAATAAAGATGGTTATTTAAAAGGTGGAGTGGATATTACACCTCCTAACATTGCAGAATCACAAACTGTAATTGTTAAAGGAACAAAAGCCTTAAGAAAAGACAAGAAGCCAGTTAAAGCTACTTGGTACTAATATGGCCTGGTTCAGTTTAGCAAAAATTGCTATGCAAGCTGGTGCGAAGATTTATTCTAACCGCCAGAAAACTAAAATGGCTATGTCTGATGCACAATTAATGCACGCAGAGCGTATGGCTCGAGGTGAGGAATCTTACCAGGGCAAACTTTTAGAAGCTAGGCAATCCGACTGGAAAGACGAATTCGTATTGGTCATAATTTCGGCGCCGATAATTGTTTTAATGTGGGCGGTGATAAGCGACGATCCGGCAGCTATGGAAAAAGTAAAACTTTTCTTTGAGTATTTTTCAAGTCTTCCAAGCTGGTTCACGAATTTATGGATCCTTGTCGTGGCGAGTATTTTTGGTATAAAGGGTACACAAATATTTAGAAACGGAGGAAAAAAATAATGGCAAACACAAGTAAAATGAACGAACTAGAAGAACTAGGTCGTGTAGATGCTGAAAAAGCGTATACTAAAAAAGGAAAAGAAAACCTTAAAGCTGAAAAGAAAAGAGTTGTAAAGGAAATCAAATCTAGAGGAAAAGCTAAAAAAGGTTACGGCTGCGAAGTTGCATAAACAATGAGTAAAGTAAAAGCCTTAACTGGTTGGGGAAAAGCTTTTTTAAAAAGCCCTAAAACACAAACGGTTTATAGATTAAAAGATCCTAAACAACTGATAAAAGGAAAAATTAATCAATGGTCCTCAACGGCAGTAACAGAAGCTGCTTCTGGAGTTACCCCTAAATATACAAAAAGTGGAAAACCTTCGATTACTAAAAAAGAAGCTAATAAAAGTGATACAAAGAAGGCTTTGACTAAAGCTAAAGGATATCTTAAAGTAACATCGCCGGTCGCAACTTATGGGGCTGGTAAAAGTTTACTTACTAAAGATAAAAAGGACAAAAAAAATAAGGAGGACAAATGAGACAAAACGGAGTAAGATCTAATGTTCGTTTTCCATATGCGTCTGCAACTGAAAAGAAAAAACAAGGCTATGATGATAGACTTGATGAATCTTTAGGTGCACGAGATGGTGCTGAATCGACTAAATCTCAAAGCTACAAAGCTAGAAGAGATGAGTCTAAAGGCATGGAAAAAGCTATGGGTAAAAGAGCATATTCTTCAGTTTCAACAATGGATAAATCCTAATGGGTTGGATAAACTTATTACGTAATCCAAAAACAGCTGGAAAAGTTATTGATAGAGTTAAACCTCTTAAAAAAATTAAAGGCTCAATGACTACTGGTGAGGTTAAGATGAAAGCAGGTCTGTCTAAAATGAAAGCTGCTGCATTTGATTTAAAACAAACACTTAAAAAAACTGACGATAACCTAAAAGAAACAGTTAAAAAAGCTAGGAAAAATTTGGAAACTGCAAAAAAAATATTTGGTGATAAATAATGCCTTTTAAATCAGAAAAACAACGAAGATATATGCATGCTAATCTTCCCAAAATTGCAAAAGAATGGGAAAGAAAGTATAATAAAGGTGGTAGAGTAAAAAAATCTTTAGGTGGATATGTAGGACCTAACATACAGGGTGAATATGATGGGGTAAATTTATCTAATCCTACCTATAGAAAATATTACAAAGATAAAGGATTTAAACCCTAAACAAAAGAAAAGAGGAGAAGAGAATGGATACTTTTGAAATAATAACTACATTAAGAAAGAGACTTCATGGTCAATTACAAACTATCGGGGATAGTTTAATGGATGGGGTTGACAATATGGAAAAATACAAGTATTTAGTAGGACAAGCACATGCTATACAAATAGCATTACAGGAAATCTCTAACCTGCTTAAAGATAAGGAGCAAAAAAATGAAAAAGGAACAATCGTCGACATCTCAGGGAGAAATCCCAAAAAATAAATCAGCTTTATTAGATAAATATAATTCAGAACCAAAAGAAGAAACTAAAAGGCTTGATCCAGAAGATGTTGAAAATCAAAAAGACCAATTACCAAATCCAACAGGATATAGACTTTTAGTTTTACCTTTTACTCCAAAAGAGAAAACTAAAGGTGGAATAATTTTTTCCCAAGAATCTTTAGACAAAGCACGAATAGCCACAAATTGTGGTTATGTTTTAAAGATGGGAGATCTTGCATACAAGGATAAAGAAAAATTTAATGAACCTTGGTGCAAATTAGGAGATTGGGTGATTTTTGCAAGATATGCAGGATCACGATTACCAATAGAAGGTGGAGAAGTGCGAATACTGAACGATGATGAAGTGTTAGGGACTATAAAAGATCCCGAATCAATTCTTCATTACATATAAACATAGGAAGGAACTATGCAAGAAGAAGACATAAAAAAAGAACCTATGGTTGATGTAGGGGACACTAACGAAAGTGAAACTGAAGTCGATCTAGAAAAGAAGCCGGCAGAGCAGACAAATACTGCTGAGAAGGAAGAGATCAAAGTTGAACAGGTGGAGGATACGCCTGTTAAGACTGAGACTCCGAAAGAGGAAGAGAAGAAAGAAGAAACAAAGGTAGAAGAGAAAGACGAGTTAAAACAATATAGCGAAGGCGTTCAAAAACGTATTGCTAAATTAACTCGAAAAATGCGTGAAGCAGAAAGACAAAGAGAAGAAGCTGTTGCTTATGCAAAAACAGCTAAAAGTGAAAGAGATTTATTACAAGATAGATTCTCTAAACTTGATAAGTCTTATGTTTCTGAGTTTGAAACTAGAGTTAAAACCAATATGGATGCTGCGAGAATTGCTTTAAAATCAGCAATTGAAACAGGAGACGTTGATGGTCAAGTTAAAGCTCAAGAACAAATGGCTAGTTTAACTGCAGATGCAGCTAGATTATCTTCTTTGAAAACATTGAAGGAAGAAACTGCTAAACAACAGGACAAAGAGGTAAAAGTTACACCTCAAGGTACTGAAACAGCTAAAACTGATCCTAAAGCGGAAGCTTGGGCATCTAAAAACAGCTGGTTTGGCAATGATACTGCAATGACTTATACTGCATTTGACATGCATAAAACACTCGTAGAGAAGGAAGGTTTCGACCCTCAATCTGACGAATATTATACGGAAATTGATAAAAGAATGAGACTTGAATTTCCGCAGAAATTTGATAAGATAGAAGGTACTTCTATAGAAAGAGCAAATAAACCTGCTCAGACTGTAGCATCAGCTAAACGTCCAAGCGTAACAGGACGCAGAAAAACTGTGAAACTCACACCATCACAAACGGCAATCGCTAAAAGATTAGGTGTGCCACTTGAAGAGTACGCAAAACAATTAATCGCGAAGGAGGCGTAACATGAAAAACGAAAACATAAAAACTCATCGCGCGAGTCAGACAAGAGATAAGGTTAAAAGACCTACCACTTGGACTCCCCCGTCATCTTTAGATGCACCACCTGCGCCAGACGGCTTTCGGCACAGATGGATAAGAGCTGAGACTATGGGCTTTGATGATGCCCAGAATATGTCAGGCAAAGTTAGATCTGGATGGGAACTCGTGAGAGCAGACCAATACCCAGGTTCTGATTATCCAACTGTTAAAGAAGGCAAATATGCAGGAGTCATTGGGGTTGGCGGCCTATTGCTGGCTAGGATACCAGAAGAGGTTGCGAAAGCTCGTGAAGAGTACTTCAGAAAACAAACTGAAGCTAAAAACGAAGCATTAGACAACGACCTTATGAAGGAACAGCATCCAAGTATGCCGATCGATAGTGAAAGGCAAACTCGTGTAACCTTCGGTGGTACTAAGAAAAGTTAATCTTTTAACGATTCTAACCAACGAATTAACATAAACCGTTTACGACATTGTGTCGTAAACATAAGGAGATAAACTATGGCAAACAACAACACGCAAGGTTTCGGTTTGCGACCGATCATGAGAGTTGGTAATACACCTTCTATTCAAGGTCAGTCTAAATACGAAATCGCTAGTGCTCAAGCTGGGACGCTATATAATGGAACACCTGTTAAAGTAGACATAAATGCCGCTACAGGTGGGTACATTGTTGAAGCTGCTCAAGGTACTGCTATGGTTGGAACTTTGAATGGTGTATTCTACACAGATAGCACAACTTCAAAACCAACATGGAAAAACTGGTACGTTGGCGGAACAACACCTGCGAACAGTGAGACCACTAAAGCGTTTATAATCGATGATCCTTTTCAGGAATTCATGATTGGAACAAACGCAACACTAGGCGGAACGGTTGCTTTAAGACAAGCTAAAGTAGGCTTAACTTTTGCAACGACAGCAGCCGCTGGTGATGACACTAACGGAAGATCTTCTATAACATTGGATATTGCTTCTGCAGCAACAACTGCAAAACAATTGAGAATGGTTAGAGTAGGAGAAAATCCAGAAAACCAAGATGAGACAGCTGCATATTGCTCGGTTGTAGTTAAATGTAACTTACACCAGTACTTAGTTGGCTCATTAGCAACAGGCATATAATAAGGAGATAAATTATGGCAATATCACGATCACAGCTAGTTAAAGAACTAGAGCCAGGATTGAATGCTTTATTCGGCCTGGAATATAAAAGATATGAGAATCAGCACGCTGAAATCTTTGAAACAGAAAATTCAGACAGAGCTTTTGAAGAAGAAGTTATGTTATCTGGATTCGGAAACGCACAGGTTAAAGCGGAAGGTCAAGGCGTATCATTTGATGATGCACAAGAGACTTTCACAGCTAGATACACTCATGAAACGATAGCACTTGC